ATCTCTAGTATTTTTCATTAATGCTCTAATTGCATTATTTAAATTACTAGGAAGCATACCTTCAGCAACATTAATAGTGTTTAATGTTGTGTTACTTGCTTGTGTAGTTGAATAATCTTTAATATTTGATGTCATAAATCTCCTAATTCATAAACCAACTAAAAGCTTTGTCGCTTTCAGTATTATTTTTATTAACTAATGTATTAACAGCTTCTTCTATTTGTCTTTGGAAAAGCTCTTGAGTTTCAAAAGAATACCTTACATTATCCATATTAACTTTTTCACTCATCTTAAACCTCCAGGACTAGCTTCTAAATCTATGCCTTGTGCATGTGTCCAAAGTGTTCCAGCAGGAATTTTTACATTAGCTCTCATATATCTACCAGATTGTCTAACTGGACTTATGCCTGTGCTATTAATTGTAGATGATGAACTTGATGTTACAGTATCAGCTAATCTATCTCTAGTTTTAACAATTACATTAGATGTTGAATCTACTAAAGGTCTAACACCAGTAATGTTTGCTCTTACACCTGGAAATATTTCTGTTTCTTTTGTTTCAATTTCTGCTTCTAAATTTGTACCTGAAAAAATTGCAGCTTTAAAATTTGAATCAATTGCACCTAAATATATTTGTCCACCAGACCAAAAAGGTGTGTCTAATGAAATGTTAATTTCATCTAAATTTTCAGATATTAAATCCATTGTTTCAACTGTATATGCTCCAACAAATTGAGAAAAAATTTGTGATGCAAAGACATTTGCAATTGACCATTTTTGAGTTACATAATTATAAATTAATAATCTATCACAAATACCAGTTGTGTTTGCTGCATTGTTTTTAGATGGATATAACCATATAGCTAGTGTGTTAAAAGGATCAACAGCAGCAGAAATTCTATCTGTATAAGCTTTATTAACATCTTCATCAAAAAATCTATTAACTTTTTCAGAACCTATGGGTAATACTTGATCTCCATTAATTTGAAAAAATCCATCTTCTGCGTAAAAGAATATTTGTCTATTGTCTTGGCAAACAGTTTGTCCATAAACTGCACCTCTATTAGGTGAAATAACAGAAAATCTAAATACTGTTGCACCACCAACAAAGTCCATTCTAATTATTTGATTTTGTCTAAAAACATAACCAACTTCACCAGAAGTTATTGCAACAACTTGACCACCACTTCCAGGTAAGTCTTGTTGATCTGATGAACTTACACCAGCTTCCCAAGTAGTAATATCATTTAAACCAGACCATTGAACTCTATTAGTAGCATTTGCTATATTTCCAGTAACTAAAAAATCTCTAATAACACCAGAAACTTTAAATGTAGGTACTGTACCTGCGGTAGCTATTGCACTTAAATTTGCAAAATTTGTTGAAGTACCCATTAAATAATATTGTGGTGCATCAACTCCATTACTTGCAATTACATAATTACCAAATTGTGTAAATGTCCAAAAATCTGTATTAGTTCCAGTTAAACCACTTTTTCTTGATGTAAATGTACCTGAGCTTAATTGAAAAATATCATCAGTAGTTGCTACAAAATTATAAACAGTATTTGTATTATCTCTAAATGAACCTGCACCCTTAGCATTTTCAGTTACTGTATTTGAGCTATAAGCTACTAAATCTTTAACAGGTTTGTAGCTGTTAGCTGCATAATAAACATTTGTAGCTACAGTTGCACCTGGATTTAAGTGTTCAGGTTGATCTGGTAGCCATTCTCCAAAAGGTAGTTGCATAATTAAGCCGAATTAGTTGTGTTTGTATAATTTTGTTTAAATGGTGCAGCTATAGTATCTTCACTTCTAATTTGTAAAGGAGATCCACTAAATTGATCTTCTCTATCATTTAATTCTAATCTTTCCATAGCTGTTGCATACATTTGAGTCCAAGATTGAACTTGTTGTGGATTTACTCCACCTAAAAAGTTTGCGGCATGAAATAATGATCCATATAAATAAATAGCTGGATGATTTGTTAAAATAAAATTTGTTGTATTGCTATCACTTAAAGCAGCAAATTTTTTATAATAATTAATTTTACCGGTATATGTAGCATCTGGTTTAGGCATAAATCTAAAAGTATCACCTAAAATAGTATAACTAGATGGTGTGCCTGTTTGTGAAGTGCCTTTAACTTGATCCATTTGACTTGGAGTCATATATCTTAAAGGATATTTCGTACTGCCACTTAAAATATAAAAATCTCTTACTTGTAAAAAATCAGTAGGCAAACTAGCAGTTTCAGCATTAATAGTTACATCTGCTGCATTTACCATAGTTCTAATTCTTAATTTTGAATTGAAATCTTTTTCAGCTAATACAATAAAATCTTCTGAAATTTCAGATGTTAAATCTGATCTATTTAACCAATTAGCTATTGCTGTTTTTAATTCTGAATATGTTGATAATGCCATTAAAATTTACCTGGTGCAGTTCTGAAATATCTATAATCAGAACTATTTAATTTTTCTTTTAAAATTTTTGTTTGAACATCTTTTGGTAAAGCAAACCAATTACCTTTGTTTTGATCTTTATGGTATTCTTTACACCAAATTTCTAAAACAATAGTAGGTATAGATGCTATTCTTTTTAAACCTTTATCAGGACTATAACCATCATTTTGAGTATATAATTTTTTATTATGATCTAATATTGGCTTGTGGTTTATTTTTCTTTCTTGAACAACACCTTTTTCTGTACCATAAAAAGTTTCAGAAATTAAACCATTATTTTCTGTACTTATTTTTGCCATTATTTACCACTTCTATTATATTTTTTAAAGCTTCTTCTTTTGCTTTTATTCATTGAACTCATTTTAGGTCTGCGTTTAGA